ATGAGGCTAGTATGAGTATTTATAACAATAGTGAAGAATTATCAAATCAAGTAAATGAATGTATAATTGATTTCCTTAGTGAAACAGTATTAACAAGTCATTACGGTTATCAATTCATGAGTGAATCTAATGCAGATACTGCAAAAAAAACAATTTGGGAGAAGGTTAGAGCCTTTTTTGTAAAAATGGGTGGTATACTTAAAAATGCTATAAGATCAGTAGTTAACAAAATTAAAGGAAATAAAACAAAATTATCAAATATTAGTGCAGATGATAAATTTGCTGATACAACTCCTAAAAAAGAAATTATAAGCTACAATAAAATATTTAAACAAGCACGCGGTTTAGCACAATTCTCTACTAAAGCTCAGTCTAACGAATTTGATGAAAACGATCAAGCGCATATTACTAATTCAATATCTGAGCTTAAAAATAATCTTAGAGATGATAAAGAAGTTATTGGTAACAGAAATAAAAAAGAAATTGTTACTGATTTACATAACCATTCGACAGTACTAGTGTCACTATCACAAAAAGTATTAGATCTATTTAGTAGTAAAGAAAAAAATAACCACACTGAAGAATCACTTAAAACTGCTAGTATGATTTCTCAAATATCCTCAATTCTTGTAACTCTAAGTTTACAATTTACTGTTGCTGCTGAATCCGTATTTAGAATGTAGGATACTATTTATGTTTATTTTAAATGAAAAAACGTTGCAGGTGTAGTATCTAAGGCTACTGAATGTATTGATACTTACAATAATTTAACACAAAAAGTTATGATTAAAGATTACAGGATTATGCTGCTGCAGTAATAATAAAATCTTCCCTATACTCTTAATTGAGTATAGGGAAATATTTTATTTAAACTAAACTCTAAATATTTGAAGCATCGAAACTGACGAGAATGTGTTAGCAACTTCTCCACTTTTTTTAAGAATATGAACAACTTTGTCTATACGGTATATACCTTTAAATTCTTTATTTAATTCACTAGTATAATTTAGAGATATTTTCTTTTCTAATGAGACCTTACCGATATCAATATTTTCAAATCCAATTTCAGTTCTTTCAGCAGACTCGTTAACTTCACGAAGTCTACTTTCAAAAGCGAATTCATTAGAAACAGGACTGTAATAGATTTTTTTACGTCGCCCTAATGGGTTAGGAAGAGTACCACCAGCAACGCCACCTAAATTAATAATATGGCTATCATCACTAGACATAATACAATTAACGTCATCACCAAATATATCCCGACTCTGAACGTATGTGTTAATCATAGTAACACTGTCAACACTAGTTCTCATTCGGTATACTTGGTTCTCGTCATCTTTGTAAAATGATTCTCTATACTGTTGAGCTGATTCCTTTACATCTAACGCCTCTACGTACAATGTATCGTACTCTTCACCGTCCAGTACTTTTCTAGAAAATTTTGTAGCGTCCATTATATAACAGTGGTTAAAATCTAAAAAATGCTTATGGCCTTTTTTATATATACCATAGGTTGTACTTAAGAAATCAATTGCCTTTAAAGGTGGCATTGAAGGTATATACACATTTTCATACAATTTAGTGTTGTCAGGTAGATTTATAATAGGTTTAAATGGGTTGTAATTTGACGCTATCATTGATATGATATCTTTAATAGTCGTGTCATGATATATTCTATTCAGATTTTTTTTAGTACATATTAAATGCCGTTGATCAAATAATACTAATGATGTTCTTATTTGTTCTAACGGATTACCATTTTCAGTATTTTGGTCTTCTAATGGCTCATTACTGTCGGGATCAAGACATTTTAGAACCATTTTACCATATACAGATTGAGGTTCATCAAAAATATCGTATTCCAGTACTTTCTTTTTAAATATTTCAAGAGTAAATGTTATTTTCTCGTTATAGTCTTGCTGGATCATATTCAGTATTTTACGGTCTACTGTTATCGCAGTAACGATATATGGTACTTGATTATCTTTATAGTTAAATATAATAGACATTTGATTTAAAAAATTTGTAAGAGGATATGGTTCATCTAAATCTGGATGGATCATATACAAGTTTGCGTCATATACAAAATTATAATATTGCTTAGTATCATCTACTGTTTTTGTAGTTACTGAATTAAATACACTCATTGCAATCTCATTGATATAGATATTCTATTAGAAAGTTAGATATTAAAAAGTGTTTGAACATTCAAAGTTTCATTAAAAATGCTTTTATTATGTAGTATAAATGTATCGATATCAGTATCTTTATCAGGGCATTGAATTTTAATTAATTCGTCAAATAGAATTGGCATAGGGATGTCATTTAAATTTAAAAATTTAATAAAATTATTTGTAACGATATTGATTTTACTTTCATCTAATAAGTATTTGTTAGCAAACGCAATCGGATTAGAAAATGTGATAGGGTCTACAATAATTTTCTTACCTATGAAATTGTATGCTGATTTTAAACCTAACCTGTCAATCTTCTCAGATTCGTATTCATCAACGCCTTTCATTGCAAGGATAACATTATAGAATTCAGGAATTAGATCTGTTGTTTGCTTATTTTCTAAGACAACGCAGTCTAGCAAGTTGCTTCTATCAATGATCCTAGTCTTACTTGACGATGGTCTAATGACAAACACATTGTCACTCATTAACACTGACTTGTATGCAACATCACTTCTTGATACAACTACAATAGTTTGATCTTTTAATTCTTTAATTACATAAGATATAAAATATTCTCTCATATACAATTTTGTGTCAATTAGATAAATTCCGGGAATATAAGATACTAATATATTAATAATTTTTAGTGCGTTACGGAGAATATCTAGTAATTCATTTTTCCAAGGATCTTTTATATCCTTAACTAATTTTGCGACATGCTCAGATTCAGTACTAATATTATAGTACGCGTAGATTTCAGTAGACGCGTTGTAATATTTTTTAAAAAACTGTCGATAGTAGCCAATACCATTAATAACTGCAGCTGCAATATTAATTGCTAATGCTTTTTTGTTACTCTTATTTTCAAATAAATCTTTGTTATGATCAGAAAATAATGGACTAAAAACACTATGAAGATCCAGTAACACAATTACACTGTTGTTATTATTAGATATAGAATCAATTAGACTTTCAAACCCACTATTAATAATAGCTTGAAGCTCTTCAAATTTTGGATATGCACTAAATACGCTACCTGATATAGTTTTTTTAAATTCACTATCAATATATCTTGACATCATTAATCCTCATATTATACTAAATTTTAGTTTTATTTAAATTAGATAACTCCCTAATACCAATTGGTATTAGGGAGTGTTAATATATAATATATATTTAGAATCCGTCTTCTATAATGCTAATCAAGCTATTAATGAAAGACGAATAATCTTTATCAAATATTTTTACATATCTAAAATCAGTTTTCTCAATAGCATCATCTTTAGCATATTCAGATTTAATATCTCGCTTACGATAATGATTATTTTTTTCTGATTTAATTTCTACAACTAAATTAAGCGAACTAAAGTATGCATCTGGAATGAAGAACCTGTCCTTACCTGATTCTGGATCAACATAGTTAATAATATGTGGACACGGCATTATCAAGTCTTGACATTCCCAATCAAAAAAGTTATCTAGGAATTCTAAGAAGTCTTTCTCATAGCTACCAGTATACGTAATGTTTCTACCTCTGTAGTTATAAGTACCAGATATACTTCTAGCAGCTAGTAATTTTTTTTGAACGTCTGGATCGTTTAATAAATTATCTTTACCGTGAATCTTAATCATGCGATCTCTAAACATTTGACGGTATTCAGCTTGTTCAGAATTCAATATTCGGTGGTACCTTCCAGATTCGTCATTCCAACTAGTAGGTTTGCCAGATAAAATGCTTTTTCCAAATTTGTTAAAGGGGTCTTTTCTATTTTTAATATTAAATAGATACTGTTTAATTGGTATATCTTTCACTACTAATATCTCAACTATATCTGGGTGATCAGTTTGTATATGCTGAATCATTGAGTTTAGATTAGTTTTGACACTAGGACACACAGGACATTTTATTTTCTTGGTCATTATAGTTCTCACAAAAGCTATAGAATTTCTTTCTAAATTATTGTTAAACTAATTTATATAAACCTAATTTTTAGGATATCCAATGAGCGAATTATCTGTCGATTTAGATGATTTTAATAAACCTAAAGTGTATACTAATTATTATCACACACTTGCAATGAGATTACTTACCTTATTAATATCAGCACCTGGGAATTATCCAAATAATCCAGAAATGGGTGTTGATATTAAAAGTTATATGTATGAATTTTCAAATTCAGAAACAATAGCTAATCTTCAATCAAAGATTAATTATCAAGTGAATACTTTTATTGGAAGAGAAATTAATCTTCTAGATGTAATTGTACAATTTGTGACCGATCCAAATCGTACAAATGATTTAAATCGCACTTTAGTTGTAGGTTTCCGTATACAAACTTCTGCATCTAACGAAAAGATCATTAGTATAGCACTACGAAAAAATACAGAGTCTGGCGACAGAATCATTTCAGATTTTGTTATTACTTAAGCAACATTAAGGTTCATAGAAATGCCACTATCTTTAGATCAAATTAAACAAAAAATGACAGCAGAACAACATGGATTTATTAAAGCTATTGCTAAAATGCGTAAAACTACTGAAGATTCAACTATTTTAGAGTCATATGCATCTGGTACTTTAAAATTTGATGATGAACCAGTTGAACTTGAAGTTGCAGTTGAAGATGAAACTGTTGCAGATGTAGTTGAATACAATGCACCAGAACCAGTTGTACAAAATGCTACAGCTGACAGTGACGACGATTTACCAGAAATTATCCAGCAGTTAGCTGCGGCTGAAGCTGCTCGTGCTAAAGACCAAGTATTATCAGTAGATCGTTCAGCATCCTTAGACGAGCAGATTAACGTGGTTAAATCACAAATGGAAGCTCGTGATTCAGCAATTACTATTGAACAGAAAGATGTTAAACCTTCTATGGATTCATCTGAATCTAAAGTAGTAACTATTCCAGTTGATGAATTCGCTGTACTTTTAGCAGGCTTAGACTTAGCTGTTCTTGAAGCTAGTGACAACGAAATTGGTAAAGAAATTGCATTAGACCAATTAATTACAAATGTGCCTACTATTAGTATCGTATGCTTACATTCTGCGTATGAAGTTAAATTACGTGGTTTGTCAGTGAATGACAAAGCTGCGTTACGTAAAACAGCAGGTAATGGCCGTGAATTGATGCGGAAGTTATACGAAGTCGTATACAATCGTATTCACTCATCTACACCGTCTAAGCCAGACTTTGAAACATGGACAAAGTTAACTGCGTTGCCTGATGTTGAAACATTACTGTTCGGCATCTATTCAATGACGTATACAAAAGAAAATGAATTTAATATCAAATGTACTAAATGTGGTACTGATAATAAAGTTAAAACTTCTCCAAACCAGTTGATTCACGTGTATGACAAAGCTGCGTATTCACGAGTTACTGATATTTGGCAAAATGTTCGTAGATTTGACGATCTTAAGAATCGCTCAGCAGTAGGTACTAAGCGCCGTATTATGCTACCAGTATCTAATATGATCTACGAAATTCGTATTCCGTCACTTCATGACGAATTGACACAAGTTAATCGGTTTGATGAAACTACTACTGAAAAAAATAGTGTATCAATTCAGTATAGCGTCTATGTAGAATCTGTGTTATTACCAGACCGCGAAGCATCAGTTCGTCAGGGTAAGTTAGTATACTACAAAGAAACTAATCGTGACCGTATTGTTAAAATCATTTCTGAAATGACTTCAGATACTGACGAACGTACAATGAACGAAGAAGTTGAAAAAATGTTAGAAACATATTCAATTAAATATCAAATCCCAGAATTTAATTGCGGTGGTTGTAGTACGCCAATTGGTCCATTAACAATGGATATTGCACAAATGCTTTTTTCCCATTTGGTAGGGATGTAAAAGATCTAGCTGTAGCAGACGATGAAGAAAATGACTTCATCGTCTCTATATTAGACTTATTTGAAGGTCAGATATCATTAGATGAAATAATTTTATCTGATCTAGATAGGTTGAACAGCATAGTGCGGGCTAAAGAGCGTTTAATAATTAGAAGAATTCAAGAGAAAAAATCTCAAGAAGCACGAGAAGCAGCTAGATCTGCTAAAAAATAATGCTACTTACGCCACTTTTCTACCAATATTAGTTATCTATAAAAAGAGATATGCCATGCAATTAAATACTGCACCAACATCAAACACCCAACAGATTCTTAATAGCATTGCAAGTGCTATTAAATTAACAATGGGGCCATATGGTAGTACAACTATTATTGAATCCCAAGTATTAAACCATACTGCAACGAAAGACGGGTACACCGTTTTAAATTCATTGTTTAGTAAAGACTCGTACACGCGCACGCTGTTAGAGTTAATTAAGAAAATTTCTTTTAAACTAGTTAGAACTGTCGGTGACGGAAGTACTTCAGCGGTAGTAGCTGCTGCTAAGTTAAACGAACACCTGACCGAATTTATGAACACTAATTCTTTACCCCCACAAGAAGTGTTATCAGCGCTAGATATTATTAAAGACAAAATTATTGAAGCAATACCGTCTTACGCGTGTTCAGTAACTAAAGAAAATCTTCTTGAAGTAGTTTACAATATAACTAAAATTGCAACTAATGGTGATCGTGAAGTAAATAGTGTCATGAACTCTATTTATGAACAATGTGGTACAAATGCAATTATTTCTGTAGGTATTTCAAAAAATGATAAGACATATTTTGAGTCAAACTCGGGTATTCGTATTCCTCGCGGCCTTGTTAACCCGTTCTTCGCCACTGAGCATACTGAAAAAGGATATTCTTGCGAAATTGAAAATGCAAATGTTTTTATGTGTGATGGTAGACTAACAGAAGTTGATTTACTTCCGTTTGGTACTATGATAAACACATTGTTCAGCAGTGCGCAGGTATTAGGTAAGGCTGTAAATATTGTTGTAGTTGCCAATGGTTATGATCAAGCATTCATACAATACGCTATGGATTCTAAGCAAAGTGGTATTCCAATTGCTCTTGTCGATTTTGCAACTAATACTCTAGCTCAAGTTCTTAAATTTGAAGATTTGTCAATCTATCTAGGTGCCAATCCAATATACACACGTACACGTAATGAAAAATTTACGAATCCTGATCCATTAAAATATATTGGAAAGTGTAAAGTTTTTAAATCATCTGATAACAGTTCTGAATTCATTGAAGGTTCTCCAATTGGTGAACTGTTAGAAATTCGTAAAACTAATATCATGGATGCTATTAATGATATGCAAGTTCAAGAAGGTGTATACGACAGGACTACTGAAATTAATATGCTACGTTTAAGACTAGCTGATATTGACAGTAATGTTGTTACTATTTATGTAGGTGGTGATTCTGATCAAGAAAAACAAACTCGTAAATTCTTAATTGAAGATGCTATCTTCGCATGTCGGTCAGCTATTCAACATGGTGTGACGTATGCGGGTAATCTATTAATTCCATCTATTCTTTTATCAAATAAAGAACTTGTTAGTGATATTGAAAAAGTAGTTCTATCAGAAACAATTATGAATAGTACTGAAATTTCTGAATTAATTAGCACTGTAGTGTATGCTTGGACTAGCGTATACAAAGAAATTATTCATCATGTTGACGGGTTTGCTGATCGGTTAAGTGATGAAGTTATTTCAATTACAAGAGAAGAATTTAGTAAGAATAATACCGATAGATTTGAAGATTTTAGCCTGTCTGATACTATTGCTAATGTATGTGTAACATCTGATTATATTTTTAATGCTCGTAATTTATCTTATGAGAAAAAATCAGAAACATCAATCATTAACTCAGTACAAACTGATATTGAAATTCTTAAATCATGTGTTTCAATTATCGGCTTGATTGCAACTAGCAACCAATTTATCTCTCTTCCTAAATTTGGATAACATCAATTGTATTACGAACATAACCTTTTAATAGAAGGTTATGTTCGTAATCATTTAGGAAACACATTATTATGAATTTAGATCAGCTCGTTAATAATCCAGTAGGCTCAGGTAGTGCTAACGTAGGGGCGAGATACCTTATTAAAAACGTTATGGCGTCTAAAGCTGATGGAATGATAAAGAACAAAAAAATTGAAGCAAATTTTCATAAAATAGGTACTAGTTTTGTAGCTCATTTCAAAGTTGAATCAGAAACATTTGATAATTTATTTTATGATATTGTACTAGAATTCTATCCTACTAGTGATGTTATTGAAGCTCAACCATCTTTGTCGAAATATGATATACGGATGATTTCAAATATACCAGCATTTGCTTTTACTTATGCGTATGTATTAAATAAAAATGAAATGATTATCCCTGAACTAAAAAACAAATTTGATAAGATATTCTGGAGTGATGCTCCATCAGTTAGAAATTTATCTGAAGTGTACGGCTTTGAAAAAAGTATACAGTATGTTGCGCTCTATATAAAAAATTTACTATTTCTAAACAAAGCTAAGTTCCTAGTAAAGAGTTCAGGGAAGGAAAGCTCTTGGAAGGAGATTAACAGCGGCTTTAGGGAATTCGCAGTAGTTATGGAAGACTATACTAAGAATTTAAATAAGCAGCGAGCAGCTAAACGTAAGTTAGCTAATGACGAAAAAGAAGCACCTGCAACTAGATCTAACAGTAAGACACTTCAAGCTAAATCTAAGATATCAATTAAGAGAAAATCAAAGGTTAAAAGACTTATATAAATATATATTATAACTTTGTGTGTAACTAATAAAGGAAATATAAGTGGAACAGCAATTACCTACAATTCCAGATATCAGTATTGACAAGTATTTGTATATTGATTTTTACAAATACTTTGGATTAACTACAGACGATCCAGTTTTTAAAGCTGCAGGCGTTTTTAGTTTATCAAAGAAGCGAACATTTAATAAAGTTCAAGAAGATATTGCTAACCGCATTGCCACAATCTTTATAAATAACACTGATTGTATTCATAACTATTATGAACTGTCTATTCGCGTTGAGGATACCAGACAATATTTAAATTCAATTAAAGAAAATCGAAAGATTAAAGTTGGATATACGCAGGATTTCGATAGTTATCGTAAAGACTTTCCTGATTTTTTACTTCCTTCTGAATTGTTAGACGCTGCTTTAAATTTAGTTAGAGAGAACAAAGATCTATTTCTTCAATTAGTTGACGGTAAATCACAAGTAGACGAAGAAAATAAATACAAAGAAGAATTGCAATTTACTTCTGAGCATTGTATGGTTATTTTAGCTACTGCATATGCTTCTAACTTTGTGTTACCACTTTGTGTTAACTATGTAGATGCGTTGTCAATGCCTGATACTGACACGCTATTAATTGACCTGATGATTAATATTATTGAAATATTATCTGAAGGGCGAGATATTAATCTCCTTAACAAATTAATGAAATTAATTGATAGCCGTATTACTGTTACAAAATACTCAGATAAGGTAATGTGGAATTATTTACCTAACGTTGGTATTAATTCATCTGAATATATAGTATCTCAGTTACGAAAATTAATTGTAGACATTATTCCTAAATTAGAAATGGACAAAAATGTAGTCAACTATCTTCATGTAGTTATTAAAAATCAACTTCAATACTTGTTTTCAAGCAATTTCCCTATTAATTATAAACCACTAGCAACAGTCTTAGAACCAGATGAAGCATCTATCTTTGATAGAAATCATCAAGACGCCGCAATAACAAAATCTGAAATAGAAGAATCTATTGCAAAAAATGCAATTGAAGACTTAATTAAGCGTCTAAATGCACAAAATCCAGTTAATGCTAATGAAGTTAATCACTATATTAATAATTTAAAAGTTAGTAAAGAACAACAAATTCTTTTAAATTTGCTATATCGAGATGAATTATCAGAAAATTATCTTACATTCGCTAATAACATTCAATATGTTACACTATTAATCCATATGGTGAAGTATTTACATTTTAGCGGGTATGAAATTCTGTCAAGATTAGTTCGTTCTAACGACGTACCTACGGATATGAAATTTCAACGTAAGATAGTGACTAAAAAATTTATTAGCTCTCTTGAGAATTCACACTTATATACTGACATCCAAGCGAAATTTTCATTTTTACAAGATAAATTTGAAAAATCAAATATCTTTACAAGACTGATTGAAGGCTTTAGAAAGAATAACCGTGTTGAAATTTCAGATTTTGAAAAACCATTAGAATCAAATTTACCTATGGATTATGACGAACGATTTTTAGGGCAAGAATTGTTAAAACTTATTCATACACATGTGATGTAAAGACTATACCACTATATGGGATTACCCGTATAGTGGTATATACAGCGAGCGTTTATGGAAATAACCGAAAATGAATTTGTTCAAATACTTATTGAAGGAATTAAAGCAGTTCCCGGAAGTAAGAAGATTTTTACTGCAGGTAATAAGCAATCAATAGTTAGATGCCCCTATTGTGGTGACTCTAAAAATAAATCTAATCAGCATTTATACATTAAATTAAGCATGCCGTCATACTTCTTTTGTCAAAGATGTGGTACTGCTGGTTTGACAGACAATGATTTATTCGCTGATTTAAATACCTATCACCCTGATTTAATATCACTACTAGCGTATGTTAACAGACATATAAAGAAATTCAGAAAACAATTATCAACTACAACATTCAAGAAAAATATATTTGTCAATAATCCAGTTAACAGTTCTATTGGCATGACAGAGATACCTGAGAATGGATTTAAAATTCCCGATTATAATCTAGACGACGCATTCTATGTTAAACGTATTGCATATTTAGAAAGTAGATTAGGTATAAAAATTACTAATGAAGTTTGTAAAAAATATAAAATTATTTTAGATACTGATGTATTTTTTGAATTTAACAAAATTGTATCTTATACGACTAAACCAGAATATTTAGATAACCTACTAAATTACTATATTGGGTTTATTACTAGTGATTCAAATTTTATAATTTGTAGAGATTTTACTGATCAGCAAAAAATGCGGTATATTGATTACAATATAACTGGTACTGCTGAAAAACGTGGTAAGCACTATGCAATAGTAAAGGAAATTTCATTATTAGAGCCAGAATTAACTCTTAATATCACCGAAGGTATTTTTGATGCAATAGCAGTAAACAATCTCGTTGAAAAAGACTCTCCTAGTAATGTATTTGTTGCTGCAAACGGAAAAACATTTCTAAACATTATAAATACGTTTTTTAAATTAGGATTCTTAAATCTTAAAATCAATATATTCTGCGACTCAGACACATCAGCTGAATATTTTAAAGATATGCTATTAAATAGCAAACTTATAAAAAGTCTTCGTCCAAATATATCACTGTATTATAACAACAACAGAGATGATTTCGGCGCAGGCGTAGTTGAAGGGTTTGACATTAAAAAAATTACTATCCAGAAGGCATCTGGGCAGTTAGCCGATACAAACATAGTGGGTAGGGGTATATCTCGTGGGAATAGCCGACAAAATATTACGAGTGGGGACAACAGTAACACAAGCCGTCTTAGACGATAGTTTTGTTTTCTATTCAGATGGTTCGTGTAACGCGACTAGTCGAAAAGGTGGATTAGGTCTTATAATGGTAGACCGAAATACTGAAGTTAGATCAATATCTCAGCGCCATGAAGATACTACTGTGAGTCGAATGGAACTTACTGGTATAATCTTATGCCTGTCAACTATTATGTCAAATATTGAATATTTTAAAAATAAAAATATACTTTATATTGTATCAGATTCCGAATATGCAGTGTTAGGTATTTCAGAACGTATGGTTAAATGGGAACGAAATGGTTGGAGGAACAGTTCAGGT